GTTTGACAACAGAGCATAACTCGTCTTTAGAGAACGAGGAAACTCGACCCATAATGGGTAGGTGCATCCACGGCAGTAAACCGCGCAGATGCGTGTGTTGTGGACCTGAATGGAAAGCGTTGCAGAAATGCCGCCGGTACAAACAGGATCTTGAGGACCGTGTCCTTGGTTTGTGCGTCAATGCCATTGAAAAAATATTTGGTATTACAACAGATCGTCCCTCTCTCAAAGGGATGACCTGCACGCAGGCTAACCAAGCGGTCAAGGATTGGACAACCGGTTTTGATGTTCTCTTAGGGACATCCCGGTTGGGCCGGAGGGAGAGAGTAGGATGCAGGTTTTCGTTCTTTCTGTTAAAGAAGTCTTTTCCTGAGCCTTGCGACTGTCTGTCGCTTAGTCTTGAGAAATGGTTTCAAGAACGAACTCAGCCCCACCGGGGGGTACTCCCAGAGGATTTTTTGCCCTTCGTTAAAAACGAAGTCCAACGAATTTATCCTCCGGGTTGGGACTCTAACTATGTAGACTCTATTGGGCGTCATGCGCCTAATTCATCTTCTTGCACCGAGCGTAGCCTTGGAAAGGGTGGCTCTCGTGCCGAGTCTAATTTAGATGAGTACCTAGCAGGAGTTATTGGCGAACGTGAAGTCAAGTTGGCACCTTATGTATTAAAGTCCATTAATACAGCCGGTAAGCAGAGACTTCTCACCGTAACTCCCAAAGACCTCAGTGTTTTAAAACCTCTACATAAGCTGATGTTCAGCCGCATTAAGAGGCAACGCTGGTCTTTGATAGGACCCCCGAGAACTCAAAGTTTTGAGAAGGCCGGTTTTCGTTTTAAGCACCCAATCCTTTCTGGGGATTTTAAAGGTGCTACCGACAATCTCGACTTACGAGTTTCCCAAGCTATTCTGGAGGCCTGTTTAGAAAACGCTTCAGTTGTGCCACCTGCAGTCAAGCAATTGGCTAGAATGAGTCTTCTACCTGACATCCAGTTGGGTGAGGAAATTCTGACTAATAGGCGGGGTCAGATGATGGGAGCTTTTTTAAGCTTCCCTCTTCTCTGTCTCTACAATCGCGTGTGCGCGGCCTACACCTTAGGTCGTGTCCCCATGTTGATTAATGGAGACGATCTGGTTGCAGAAACCAGAAACCCTCAGCCTTGGTTTGACATCCTGCCGAAAGTCGGTTTAGAGCCCGAAAAGTCAAAGACTTCTTATCGAAGGAATGAAGCCGAAATAAATTCAACTATGTTCCTTTTTAAGGGAATGGCTTTTCCTGTTCCTTTGATTAGAACAAGGGCTCTATTGAGAGACAAGCTCACGGCTTGCGTCGGAGGAGATTTAGATTCTTTTTGTAAAGAGTCTTATGAGTTGCGGGATTCTGCCCGAGGGATGTTCTTGTCAACGCTACGTCCAGTTGTGTTGAAAGCCCCATCTCGGACTTCCCCTCTCCTGCATGGGCTTCAAAACCCACCATGCAGATCTCCTTCGTTCTAGCGGTATCATGGGTGCCGCTGTCCGAATCGCAAGCCGTCTTCACCGACAGGTTCATCTCCCCCCCTCACTCTCACCGGTAACTGACACCCAAGTCGTTTTCGGAATTCTCAGCCCTACACAGGCTTCATGGAGTTCTTACGAGATCACTGGTAATCTTTTTGGTACCCAGTCCCTTTTTGAAGGGACTGCTCGGTATGTCAGTAAATGGTGGGCCACTCTCCAGGATGAGCAATTGACAATTGCCAAACCTGTAAAGTTGTTGTCTCGTTTTGAACGTTATTGGTCCGCTTGTAAGCATACACCTCGTTTTTACGGGGAGCTTATGCCATCGCGGAAGTTCAAACAGCGTCTGTTATCCAGTCTTGAAGGCAGAACAGCAGAGACAAGAGTGGCGAAGAGTGTCTATCCACGGCTACCATCATCTGTTAGATGGGGAATCAAGACTACCGCGGAAGATTCTTTGACCGAGAAGTCTTTAAACTCCCAAAGCTCCGATTGGCAATCGTTAATTGCCCGAGAGTGGTACACTTCGGTGTAACAAGGTGGCCTAACTACTGAAAAGTAGCTCTTAGGTGCCGGGTTAACCGTGTCCTCTTTCCGGAAACTCTAAGGAGTAATAAACTCTTCGGGAAGGACTGTCCTTGTTTGGCGGCATTCGGATAAATGGCTCACTTGAGCCTAGCCCCAGTGGTGAGTGCCGTCGTCGTTATTGGTTTTGAACCCCATGGCTGGGGACCAGACGGCGATCAAGGATAGCCCGGATGGAGAGCTCTTATTGCTCTATGAGTGAAGGAGAATGATGCGGGCTTACAAAGCTTCGCT